AGTATTGCAGCATTTACACCATTTGCTGCTTCATCTTTTTTTCTTTCAACAGCACTGAAAAAAAAGTTTTGTTCTTTTATGCTGCCAGTATTTATTACTGCTTTACTTTTCTTTTGAATATACTCACGTTCATCAGTGCCCCATTCAATCCAATGATATTTGTAACCAATGTTTGTCATACCAACCTTCACACCAATGGCACGTTTCATATTCTCAATTTTAAACGATTTGGCGAAGTCTTTATATCCAGTCTTACTTTTATCTTTTTTTACTGATTTGAATGATGATGTTATTTCTGATTTTAATACTTGTGCAGCCTTACGCATACCAGCGTATACTATTTTGTTTTGTACTGCTGGTACAAGTTCACGAAAGAGTTTCATCAATTCCTTATCATTGGTGAACACAATATCAATATCATCATATTGCTTTGCCATTATTCGTTTATCTTTTTACAAACAATCTGCAGTCCATCTTTATAATTAATCGGTGCTATATTCTCAATTGTATACATATCATCACACCATTCTATTCGCATTGTTGGCGTTATATCACGATAATACGTAATAAACGTTACGTTGTAACTGGTGAATATTTCATTATTATCAATAGTTTTTGCACCACTATTGTATTTCACTGCTGCACGTAGTTCCATTATTTCAGTCCATACTTCGTCTTCACTACCGAAATCGCTCTCTTTGGTAGTTGTGAGTTCGTATACTTTTATGACGTGTCTTAAATCTCCGATAATCATAGCCTTTATTTTATTATAAAATCTTTGTACCAGTCAAGTAAAAACTTATACGAATACGGTAATTCTGATGGTGTTGCAAATGCTACTATATTTCTATTTACATAAAAATGACTTGCAAGCATTAGTATTGCGTGTTCAATGCTTATTGGTACTGTTGTTCCAGTGTAACCAGTCGTAACATTGTTTCCAGATGGATAGAACCCACTTATGTTTATATTGTTTCCGAGATACATATAAGTGGTTTGCACTGCCACGTCTAAGCATTGCTGTAGTATTGCGTCATCATTTGAAAATGATTGTTCAATATTTAATTGACGTTTTAATGATGGGATATTAATTGCCATATCGATATTTTATCTTAAATACAATAAAAAAACCATCACTATATTGTGATGGCTTTTTAATATATATATTAGTGTTAAATACTAATTAAGTAAGGTTTGCAAATGCAAATGATGCACTTCTACGTTTTGCCCAAGACCAGTAGGTATTGATAACCAATTCAACTTGTCCAGTTTTCGCATATGTGTAAGGATTAACGAGCACGTCCATTCCGCCCCAATTTCCAACTAATAAGTCGTTCCAGTTACCAAATGCAACCTTACCACTTGCCATATTGCTTGTTGAGAACATCGGATAACCGTTTACTACGTTACCTTCACTTGCAATGAATATACCACTTCCACTATCTTTTGCAGTAGTTTTGAATGTACCTTTAAGTGTAGGAGTTGCAATGTATCCAAGTCCACCCATAAGAGCGTTGTTAGTTTCAACTGCACTTTCAAGAGCAACTATCTTTGCCCAAGATGTAGTACCAGTTGAAGTATATGATACACCGTTAAGTATACCAGCGGGACGTGAAGTGCCAGCAGCAGTTGCATCAAGAATTGAACTTTCAAGAGTTGCCATAATGCTATTACGCATATCGTTTATTAATACTTCTTCTGCACTTACACTATCTTGTGCAAGGAACTGACGAGATACAAGAAGAATAGTTGTAAGTCTCTTAGGTGCTAATGTCACTTCTGAGAATGTGCCACCACTTTCAACTTTTGCACCAACTTCAGTTGCCCAACCACTACCAGTACCACCATAAACTGGAATTGAGATATCACCACTAAGACCAGTCATCAACTGAGCACCAGCAGCGAATACCACTGAACTTGCATACAATTTACCGATAAGTCCAAACTTATCTTCTGCTACAATTTCTTGACCATTAGTACCAGTACCAGCCAATATATTAGCACGTGATTCGAATTTTGTTGGTAATATAATCTGTCCCTTGTAAGAGATACCAGATTTTGAGAATGTTTTTCTACCTTCATCAAGTAATTCAACACTTCTTTCATCAAATGGACGACCTTCTGCAGCGTCCCTTATTGTTTTTAATAGAATAGAATTTTCCATATTTTTATTTATAATATTAATATTATTTATTTTCTTGTTATTGTCTTTGCTTTGTCTTTCATCAATTTCTTTATCAAGTTCTTCAACTTCTTTCTTGATGTTTTCAAATGCGGTTGTTTCAACAGCACTAAGTTTGCGCTGCTCAGTTTGACCAACAGTAACAATGTTTGTCATTTCTTCAAACTTTGCCTTACGCTTTTCTATCAGTTCTAATACTGTCATAGTAATTTTATTTTATTTAAATACGCTTATTTTGAAAAAGTTTTTATAACATCATTGAACTGTTTATAATAATCTTCCAACTCTTTTTGTTTTTTTGCGGTTTCTTGTTCACGCTTTTCCGCTTCTTCTTTGTCTTTTTGCTTCTGAAGTTCTTCTTGCTGCTTCAATTCATCAAGTCCACGTGTGTTACAAGATGTTGCTTTATATGCTGGAAATACAACAATTGAAAAGTCTTGAACAATATCAAACTTATTTACAGTTCTTAAATATGTACCATCAGCACGCTTTTCCCATTTTTCACCGCCATCAGCAACACGAAATGCAAATGAACAAGCATTTAAATCACCATTCTCAATTGATTCAAGTAACCAAGCATCATTCTTCTTTGCTTTAAATTCGAAGTGTACACCACGTTCATCAACCGTAAAGTGTAAACTGTTTCGCTGTCTGTTCGGTGAATACCTTGCAAGTACACCTTTATCTTGATTATGATTATATAACATCACAATATCTTGCTGTTCCAAGAATTCTTGTGTTGCTGCTTCTCTTGTAATGATTTCATTGAAGCCACCTAAGTCTACTGATTCTGAATCAAACACGATTGGAGTACCACTAATAATACCAGTTTCTGTATTCGCACGTATCTCTTGTGCATATCTTAATTCTAAATTTTCCATATTAATTATTCTTGATTATCATTATTATTTCCTTGCACTGCTAAGTTATCCAGTGGCTGTAGGTTCACTTGTATGAAGTGCTTATTACCATTTTGAACGGGATATTTAGCATTTATTTTTTCACGTATTTCATTTGTGCTATACGCACCTAAGTTGAACATTTGTGTATAATATGTTGCACGTGTAGTAGCATCAAGCCTTAAAAGGTTCTCAGCATCGAAACGTAAATCACTTTCAAGCCATTCGCTTTGCGTGAATAATTTTCTGAACATTTCATTTTCAATCTTTTCAAGCATTGGCGTTAATGTTCCATTTAAAAAGTCCAACATCTGTTGTTCACTGGTTGCATACTTACCGTTCTGGTCGAATGCTAATGCCGGTGGCACATTGAAGTATCTACAAATATCAATAACATTATATTGACGTGACTGTATTAATTGTGACTGCTCTGGTGATATGCTTATAGGTTGGTATTGTAACCCACTGTCAAGCACAACTACGCCACCGCTTGTACCACCTAAGTCACTATTTAAACTATTTATGAAGTCTTGCTTCGCTCTGGCTGCTCTGTCTTTTGTTAAATTCACACCATCCTTTGGTGATAGAATTCCGCTTAGTGATGCACCAGCACTGAAAAAGTTCTTTGTGTGTTGTTCACTTTCATATGCTATTGATAATGTTTCAGCAGCATATGTTAATGTACTTACGCCAACATATCCATTTACTGAATAGTTCATAATATGAATAATCTGGCTGCTGTCAAATATTTTCTTAGTGCTTATACTTCTGTATTTAATTGTACCGTCAACTATAATTACTTCCGTATCATCACTATCCAATATATCGAGACGTTCAACAGTTCCATCTTTCATTCTTGTTATAAGTATATATGCATTACCTTTCATAAGCATATTTACAATCATCTCTTTCAAGAATGTATATCTGCCTTGTAGCGGATTTGGTTGCACGTTCAATACATTATATAAATTATCTTCAACAATGTATTTCCAGTTCTCTTTGTACTTATACGGGTACAACGGAAGTGATGCGATGCTATCACTAAGTAAATTCACACATCTATATACAGTGCTCAATTTTAATGCTTTTGATGATGTGTATGAGTTGAATGTACTGAATGATAATGTTCCGTATACGGGATTTGTCCATTCATCAAACATACTACGTTCTTCTGTTTTCTTATTTCTATTGAGTATTCTACTAAATATGTTTGCCATATCACTATTTTTTCTTAAATACAATTAATCATACCTTAATATATTACCATACGTTAATTGTACTTCTACCGCTTTTCAACATTCCACCAAATGCGTTTGACATTGATGCAACACCGTCAATTTTCTTTTGCTTATCTTCTCTGTTGATGCTGTAGTTGCCTAAGTTATTTTGTTTGATTATTACGTTTGTTATCATCCATTTTGTTAATGGGTTCTTTTCAATCTGTATTAATTCACTCTTAAATAGCATCTCCATAAATTTTAATGGCTGGTTCATATTACCAGCAGTCTGTGAGAATGGCAAAGTATTTATACCTTGTTCAGAACATTTTATGATAAATTGCGTTGCATTATATCTATCGTATAGCAGTTGAATAATGGGATTTCTTTCATTTACAATCACAATGTCTTTCAATATATAATCATAATCTATTACATTACCATCAGTAAGTGTTAAATATCCTAATGCTGCTGCTTCTCTGTAGGTGTGCTGGTTCACACTACTATTGCAACTATCTTCTGGTAAATAATATTTATTCCATACATAATATTTATCATCAAGTGGTATTACAAACGATACTGCACTAATGTCACTAACCGTTGACAAGTCAACACCAACCCAACATTCCAAGTCCTTGAACCTTTCATCATTCATTGAAAGGTTCTCTTTCATACTGTTGACGATATATTTTTCATCTATCCATACATCCAGACTATTGTGCTTAGTCCATACATTGAAGTGTTTCACCAGCACTGCATTTTTCTCACTCTCGAATTGTGCTGCCTTGTTCACCTCTGATGCCAAGAAAGAAGGACTTACCGATATTTGTAAGTTGGGATTTGCTTTCATCCATACATCTGGGTTCTTAAAGTCATCATCTTTATCAAGCGTGAACACAATGGCGAACTGCTGCTCATCAACAGCAATGCCATTTAATATATTTACGCAGTACTCACGAAGTTGATAGCAGAATGATGATGTATCAAAGCCACTTGTGGTAATAGTGATAAATAATGGCATTGTTCTACTACCCATTGATGACTTCAATACGCTATATAATTTATTGTCTGGTGCTTCGTGCAACTCATCTATCAAACAAAATGAGGCGTTTAATCCATCTAATCGTGAACTATCGGCAGCAGTGACCAGCAATTCATTATTGCCATATTTAATACTATTATAATACTGCTTCAAGTATTTCTGCTTCTTGTCCAGTTGAACAGCGAATTGTTTTACCTTCTTGAAGTCTACGTTCTTTATTTGTTCACGTGAGTTAGCAGATAATACTACTTGTGCATCAGTGTCAGTTAATAAGTGATACAATGCAAGTGCTGTAGCAAGTTCTGACTTTCCGTTCTTTCTTGCCATCTCAATATATCCATATAAATATTTACGCTTTTCAGTATCTTTTCTAAATATTCCATATACATTGGCAATAATGAATGTTTGCCAATCTTCCAGTAAAAACTTCTTTGGTGTTTCTTGTTCAGTTAAATTAAGTACATTGATAAAATTGATTACAGCGTCTACTTCAGTATCATTATAATAATACAGTCCTTTATTTAAATCATCAATATAGCGTTGGCACGCAAGCCTTACAAACTCACAAGCAACTATCTTTCCAGTAACAACACCTTCAGCATAACTATCTGCAATTTCTTTGTTAGTTATTGTCATTGAAATCTATTATATCTTTTTTTGAAAGATGTATTGTTATTCTTTTTGCACCCTTTAAATCACCAAAAATGTAATTACTATTCCATTCTTTTATTACTGGTGTTTCAATAAACAATTCAGTATATAAGTTATGAATCATTCCAGTCTTAATAAATGCATCTACTAATGATTTACCAGTGTTATTAATATATTTAGAATTATCTTTTTTCACAGTCTTTCTTATTTACAGCAAAGCCGATTGGGTTAATATTTTCTTTTGTATTCTTAATTGCTGCTATTACAGTTTGAAATGTGTCTTCTTCTGGTTCATCATTTCCATTTTTCTTATTCTGTTTCTTCAAGTCTTGTATCATCTTAAATAGTTGTTGCTTCAACTGATAGCATAAATACTGTTGATGTTTGTCATCATTGTTATAATCATCAACTAAGTCATTATGATGTTCAACAGTACTTATAATTAAATCACGACTTGCATCATCAGCGTCAAGTTCTTTTAGTTGTTTCTTTATTTTTATTACTGATAACTTCTTCATATTACGCTATCTTTAATTTGCTTTTATGTTTTTCAATATAGTCTGCTGCTTTACGTAAAAGTTCTGGATTATCATTAAATAATCCAAGTGCAGTGTTACAACTATTACATAATAATCCACGCACAGCACCAGTTTCGTGGTCGTGGTCTACAGCCAATGCTTTACCATTTTCAGTAATAGACTTACCACATATTGTACATCCACTTACTTGAAGCGTTAACATATTATTATAATCATTTATATCAATATTATAATTATTTTTTAATAAAGATTTTTTTTCCATTTCTTTTACTTTCTCTGGATTATTTTCACGCCAACGTTTATTTAATTCTTTTCTTCTCTCTGGATTATTTTTATGCCAACGTTTATTTAATTCTTTTGTTCTCTCTGGATTATTTTTACGCCAACGTTTTTGATATTCATTATTATATAATCTTTTTTCTTCTGGTGTTAAATTTGATGTTCTCATTTATTTAATTTTTAATATTTATAATTTTTTATAAAATACCCACCCCCAAATTGCCAGATTCTTTAAGTCCTTTGCGGTTGGGGGGATATAAACCGTTTCTCATTTTTTTCATTCCCCTTTCCCCCTTCGTTGGCTTTCACATCGTGATGATTGATGGATAGAGCCATTTAATTATTCCTAATGAACCGTTCACTACATAGTTACATAGTTGTGAGATGATAAAGAATGGTGTTTGTATTACGAATACTATTATTACTAATATAAATTTGATTGCTTTCATTTTCTTTTTATTTAAATACTATTATTATTAATATACCTATAAATATCAGTGCGTATGTGATTGTCATCACCGTATACACATAGTCCATTATTTTATCTATCTTCTTCATATCGTTTGATTATTTATATGTTTATTTATTGTGAATACTAACATAGGTAAAGCACAATATAAATCAAGTTTTGTTGTTATTTCAATTGCTTCCTCAACAGTTTTACCAAGATATAATGCTGTTAGTGCTATATCATCGCCACTACCAATTGCATCAAAATCTGTAATTTCTTCTACTTGTATATTGTTAATACTTCTAAACGCTTTTCCATTATTAACTATAATAAATTCACCTATTTCCTCATATGTACCAATCTTTGAATATAAGTATTGTTTGTATTTAAGAAGAAAATCATAAATATCAGTTACTTGATTATGCTCATTTATATTATTTTCTTTAGCAAAAGCATAAAATAATTCAGTATCTCTTAAATTTCCACAATGACCAAAAGTAAGATTGTCATTTACTTTTAATAATTTTGTACTATTGAGTTTTATTTTATTGGCTCTTGTACTTTGTGTATCTGCACCAATGACTATTTTATCATCATACACTTTAATTGCGACTACACTCATAGTATTTGGTTGTTTATGTATGTATCTATTAGTCTTATCTCACTCTTTATTTGTTTGAGTTCGTTCATCTTCTTGTTCATCATATTGGTTAGTACGTTACGTCTGTCTACCATTGATGTGTTGATTACTGTTTGTATCTTAGCCTTCTTATTATCATAAGTCTTGTGCTTGAAGTTCCATTGTAATTCCATTGGTATTAGTTATTAATAAATATTATTCTATATCAGAGTACTCACTGTATCCTTCTGCATTCAATCTCTCACGTCTTTCTTCTGCCTTACGTTTATCCAATTCTTCTTGCATTGCTTTGGCACGTGCTTCTAATCTGGCTGATAGATTTCTTTTAAACTCTTGAAGGTTCTTAAACCTTTCTTCTTGTGTTAAATCATTTGTGTTTTCCATTTCTTTTTGGTGTTAATAATTATTATGTTTTAATATAAATACTGAACCGTTTCAAAAAAGACTAACTAATCATCATCTTCTGGTAAATATTTTCTACTGAAGTTTGTCACCTTAATATCGAGCAGACTGCTGATAGTATTAAACGTGTTACTTTTTATGTTCATTTTCTCCATTATATATTCCTTTGCTCCACGTTCATCGAAGTCGTTATCTATTATATATTCTTTCAGTAGTTGAAGGTAGACACCATATGTGCTGTTAATTACTCTCTTAAATTTTATCTTCCTATCGAGTTCCGCTATTATTAATCTTCTTGTATCTTCTGCTATCATATTATCATCAGCATAATTACTATCAACTAAGTAATCGGAGTGTGTTACATCATATGTCTTATCATATTGTATCTTATTTGATTTGGATGGTGACACATAAAAGTAGGTGATGATGATGTTACGCACACCAACGTATATAAATTGTTGAGCACCTTGAAGTAGTTCTGGTTTCAACTTAGGTAATATTTTGGTGAATATGTGTACGTGTGCCACTTGCCTTACCTCTTCCAAATCTTTCTTAAAATGCAATTTGCTTGTCACTATTGCACGCTCTATTATTTCACCAAATACTGGATATAATTTGGTGTATAAGTAGTTTCTTGTTATCGCTGATGTTGATGCTGTATAGCACCAATAATATTTTTCTATCATCTGTTGATGTTCATTTGTCCAAAACATTTCCTTTTTCATTACTGTTTATTAGTCATATAATTTTATTTTATCTTTGTATGAGAATGTACACGCTATCATATCTGTCATTTCTTCTTCATAATTTCTGTTCTTGAAGTATGTTGAATGCGGTAAAAATCTCTCAGTCCAGTTCCACTTGTAATTATCTTTAAATCGATTGGTGATGTTGAATACTATCCAACCTTCTTGACACATTACTATGTAGTAAATAATTGCACCGGGATTTTCTTCTTGAAGTTTTTGAAAGTGGTCTACTTTCGTTTTCTCAATTAATGTTGATGCTGAATATTGGTGTATATCATATTTAATTCTTAATTTTTCCTCAATGAATATCTTTCTAAGTTCATTGGATGTTGTTAAACCAGTGGCTTCATAGTCGTGCTTTGAATATCTATTGATGTTGTTCATATCAATTATCTTGATGAAGTACTTGCTAAATTCTGTTATTACGTTTCTCATAAATAGTTTGCTTTTTACTAAAAGTGATGTTTTGGGTAATTTTATTTTACATTATAATTTTTTACTATATTCTATAATTTTTTATAAAAAGAAAAAACCTTGTAGTTGTCTACAAGGTTTCTTTGAATACTAATATCAAATTGGTGTATTATGTATTTCTTTTCCATTAGAAGTACCAGTTTAGGTTAGCACAAGCATTTGGACGTAATGTAAATACTCCAAGTGTATCTGTGTTGTTATATAAAGTAAAAACTTTGATGTAATCAACATCAACATCTACTACAATTCTTTCTTGATAGTTAACCAAGTATTTGGTGGTGTCTTTGTCAATAATGCAAAGTTCAATTGGCTTTACGCCATTTAAACTATAGAAGTGTAATTGGAATGTGTTGTTTATTTCACATTCACCTTGAATATCATCTTTGCAACAAGATGATGTAAGTAATGCTAAGAGCATTGATAGGAGAATAATTTTAATTGTTTTCATTTTCATTTGGTGTTTATTATAAATACTTTTTTATTTTTTAAAAGGGTAATGATTTGGATAGTGTTTCAATTTCTTCTGGTGTCATTTCAATTACCTCATTTCTTCCTATCCCCTTTGGAGTGTGTAGCATCTCCGTAGGCTGCCCCGAAGGGGTAGCAGCCGAAGGAGAATGCGTAACACACTCCAAACCCAATGAACCAATTTCTACCTTTTCTTCTTTTGGTTCTGGTACTGCTTGTTGGCATATGCTGCTCCCCGCTGGTGGCGGGGCAGCATATGTCTTAATAATAGGTGTCAAATTTGAACCCATCGATGGGGTCATATTTGAACCCATCTCATCATTTTTACTATCAATAGATGGGTTCATTTTTGAACCCATATCATCAGTATTCTCGTCAATAGATGGGTTCATTTTTGAACCCTTCTTTTTCTTTTTTTCGCTGATCACAACTCCAAGAGATTGCTTACTTACGTACATAACATATCCATCATCTTTACTTCCGAGTACTGCTATGTATCCATATTTTTTAAGTTCAGCCAACCATCTTTTAATTGTTGATGCTCCTACCTTAAACTGGTTTGCAAGGCTTCCAACAGTTGGTGTATATACCTTACCAACCTTTGGGTCGGTATTACCGTTAAGGAGCGTCACATATAATCGATAAGCATCACCGCTTATGCGTAAATCTTCACGCACTGAACGTAGACACATATCATATGGTTTGTCAGTTGCTCTGTTCCATTTATCTTTCACGAGTTTCATTTGTTTTTATGTTACCACTTCCCATTATTTAGCACACTTGTTCAAGGGTGCGCATATTAGGTGTCATCTTTCTGCTGGTCTTCATTGCTTGTTCTGCTGGTAATACAACACACCAAGCACGGTCATATTTGCCTCTGCTTTCGCTTGCTGACACTTGAATACGGTAAATACGCTTACGCTTCAAATAGAATACCGTACCAACGCCACCACCTTTCACCCAAGTGAAGTCTAATGTATATCCAGCACCCATCAATGCTTGTAGTCTGTCATTTACCCAATAATATTGGCTAATGATTTCATTTATCTGTTCTAATGCGTCACTGTAGGTTTTCATCTTACTGTTTTTTTACTCTTGCTGCACGTAATTTTTTTAATTCCTTTTCATACACATCCCATTCTTCATCAATCAGTCCTTTATTTTCTGCTGCCAGTCTGATTTCATTTGCAATGAACTGGCGAATGGTAAACATTGGGAAATTTTTTCCATTGGCTTTATTAAATCTTGCAGTACCCCAATTGTCTGCTTTGTTCCACGCTTTTAAATCTATCAGTAAGTCTTCACTGATTTCGATTGTAATTTTCTTTTTCATCTTACTGTATTTTATTTAATGTATTAATTATTGTTTGCAGTCTGACTATCCATTCTTGTCCTTGTGATAGTAAGTCTTCATCATTTTTGAACTGCATATACTGCTTTGCAACAAATGCATTATGTTCAATGATGTTGTTTACTCTGTTTAATTCTTTCTGAGCATTTTTTGTAAGTGCATTTATTTCTTTTGCGCTTACCCATTTTTCATTTTTCATTTTGTTTACGTTTTAAATTATTAATGTTATTTTTCGTAGTCGCCTACATACATACCTACTGAGACATCTCAGAAAAGTCATCCCAGAAGTGTTAAAAAATGTTAAATAATGTTAAAATTATAATTTATTATAAAAAATTATAATTAGTAAGAATTGATTTGGGGTAGAAAAAAAGGTATGTCAATATTGTCATACCTTTTTCTGGTCTGACGCATAAGCATAAAAAAAGACGTGTCAAAGAACCCTACTCAGATTGGGTAGAGTGTTTGCACGTCAAGCATATTTTGTGTCAAGCAAAAATGTCAACACAAATATAAGCATTATCTTCGAGATATGCAAGGATTTCTGAAAAAATATATAGAATGTATATATAGATTTTGACGAAAGTACAGAAAAAGAAGATGTACAGATAGTTAAAACGTGACTAAGGAAATTTAAAAAAAAATAAATAAAAATATTTTTTAATTTTTATGTCTTTTTCGAATTGTCTTCGTATTTATAATAAACTTTCTGTTAAAGCCATTTTGTTTTTATGTTTTTGAAGGTGCTGTTAATCCCATTTCAGCACCTTCTTTTTTATATAATATTATTATCTGCGGAGATTGAAAAAATTAAAAAAATGTAAGGTGACTACGTAATACGTAGTTGGCAAAAAAGATGGTTACAAGCCACCTTTTTTATTTTGAAAGAATGTCATTGCACTACCACCAAGTATAATTGTCACCAGACTGTAGTGTATTAAGTCTGGCACGTTTATTTGACATAAACTACATATCACTACGGCTGTATATAAAAGCATCGCAAATAGGCTTAAAAAGCGTTTTGATGACAATCCAGAACCAGCAGTTATAAGTCTTTCAAAAAAGTTCATTTAGTGTTCAGTGGTTAGTTTATCAATTTTATTTTCAATTCTATCCAACGTAATATATATTCTATCCACATCTGACTGACTTGCCTTCTTTGATAATTCAATTGAATGTTGGTCAACACGTTCTTTTATTGTTGCTGCCTTTACACTCACATTTATTAAGAATGATAAAAATGTGACGAATATCGGGAAAAACAATATTATTACCCAATTAGGGATTTGTACGGTGCTTTTCAATTTTTCAGTCATTGTCATTTAAGTGTTTATTATTGATGGTAATACTGTATAAAAATCATTGATAATTGTATACGTTTCGTCATCGTCAGCAATATACACTTCATACGGATATACATTTGGTGCTATAGCATTTACTGTTGCTGGTATTGTAAAAGATGTTGTTCCACTTGCACTTATTGTACTTCCAGTTGTTGAATAGTATCCAGTACTACCAGTCATAATTTTAATATGTGGAGTATATGATGATAAAGTAATGTTACTATTAGTTGTCACATTTACTGTTAATAACAATGTGTTGTGTTGATATACTTGAATATTATTCATACAATTCATATTTATTATAAATACAATATTATAATAATTCTTTTACTGAAATATTATCAATTTTGAATGTACTTGATGCTGAAATAATTGAAAAACTACTAACCTTAGCAGCAGCAGTTATATGCTGAACAAATCTACCATTACCAATTCTGGAAACACCATATTGATTTGAACCATAAAAATATATCATTGCATAACCTTTTACATAGTCTGAAACAGTAAATTCAATTCTATATGTTTTTCCTTCTTGCATTCCAATACTTTGTATAATACCAGCACCAACACCAGTATTATTAAACACTGCTTTTCCATTTTCAATTGTTATACCAGCACCTTTTAACCAATTAGTATCAGCATCAAATGTTCCATTTACTAC